CCCGACCCTCCAGCACTCGATCAACCACCTCCTCGACGAGATGGAACTGCTCGCCCTGGAGAAGCACGCGGTGAAGGACAACGCCGACGTGGCCCGCGTGCTGAAGAGCAACCGCAACGACGGCGACGAGAGCGGCGACTTCCAGATCCAGGGGACGACCACCGCGCTGGAACCGAGCGACCCGGCCACCCTCCAGAAGATCGTCGGTGGCAAGATGGTCCGGCTCAATCCGGACGAGGCGCTGGAGAGCTTCCAGAGCAACCGACCGTCGCCCACGTTCACCGGGTTCCTTGAGCACCTGCGGCGGGACTCCGCGCTCGGCATGATCCCGTTCGAGTTCGCGGCCGATTCGTCAAAGGTCGGCGGTGCGGGCGTGCGGCTCGTGGTGGCCAAGGCGGACCGGCGGTTCTCGCTGCGCCAGACGCTCCTCATCGAGCGAATGATCCGGCCGACATGGCTCTTCGTCATCGGCCATGCGATCAACAGCGGGAAGCTCTCGCCCATCGAGGACTGGACGCGAGTCAGCTTCACCACTCCCCGCCGGATCACCGTCGATGCTGGACGCGAAGCCCAGCAGAACCGGGCGGACGTGGAGATGGGCCTCAAGACGCTGGCCGAGCACTTCGCGGAACTCGGCATGGACTTCACCGAGGAAATGGAGATCCGCGCCCAGAACGCGAAGGCGCTCCTCGAACTGGCCGAGAAATACCAGGTGCCGCTGGAACTGCTCTACCGCCCGAGCGGCGGGGTGTCGTCATTGACACCGCAGCCCCCGGCGTGAACGCCACCTTTCCCGAGCTGCTGTACCATCACCCATGGCTCATCACCCCCGAGGCCCACGCATCGCTTTCCGATCTGGTCGTCTCGCGGCTGGAGGTGGCGCTCTCGGCCAATGGGGACAGCGGCGACGACCCAGCCGCCACGGTCGATGACGGACTCGCCGTGATCCCGTTCTCGGGTGTGATGCTGCGCCGTCCCGACGCAATCGCCAGGTTCTTCGGTGCCTGCGATACCGAGGCAGTTCGTGACGCGGTGGATCTCGCCGCCGGAGACCGTGCGGTCGGTGCCATCCTACTGGACATCGATTCTCCCGGCGGCTCGATCAACGGCACCCCGGAACTCGCCGCGTCTGTGCGCAATGCGTCGGCCCGCAAGCCGGTATATGCGTTCAGCGCTGGCATGATGTGCTCGGCCGCCTACTGGGTCGCCTCACAGGCTGATGTCCTCTATGCCGCCCCGAGCGCCCGGGTGGGATCGATCGGCGTGCTGCTTCCGGTCGTGGATCGCTCCGAAGCCTTCGCCAAGGCGGGCGTGAAGGTGGAGGTGTTCGCGGCGGGCAAGTTCAAGGGTGCGGGCGTGCCGGGGACCAGTCTCACCGACGACCAGCGGGCATGGCTCCAGCAGGGCGTCGAGGAAACCTGGGGCCAGTTCAAGGACGCCGTGCGTTCCCGCCGGCAGGTGGCGGATGGCGCGATGGAAGGACAGCACTTCGCCGCGTCCGCCGCACTCGGTCACGGGCTGGTTTCCGGCGTGGCCGATTCCCGGGCCGAGGTCGAGCGGCGCATCCGCTTCCGCCACCTCGGTTGACACCGGAGCCACCGGCAAATGCAGACGCTCGACGAACAACTCGACGCGGCCCTGGCCGGGAAGCGCGACCTCGAAACGCAGCTCTCCGACGCCAAGGGACTCCTCGATGAAGCCCTCAAGGAGAACGAAACGCTCACCGCATCCAACAAGGAGCTCAAAGAGCAGGCCGAACACGCGGCGGGGCTGATCACCGGTCTCGAAACCGATCTCAAGGCCGCCCAGGCGGAAACCGACAAGCTCAAGGCCGACGCCAAGACCGCTGAAGAACGTGCCGCCGAATACTACGGCGCGGCCAATCCGAAGCCGGCCCCGGCCACTCCGAAGGGTGAGCCGCAGGGCAAGCCGCTGGCCGAACAACTTGCCGCGATCACCGACCCGGTCGCCCAGACCGCCTTCTGGCGAAAGCTCACCGACGACCAGCGCGCCGAACTCCTCGCCACCACCTGATCCGCATCACCAACCCCACCGACCACTCCGATGGCCAACACCCTCACCAACGTCAAGGACATCAAGGTCGCCCAGAGCGCCCTTGCCCCGTGGATGCACAGCCTGCTTCCGCTGCGGGCCTTTTCGTCCAACTTCTCCCCGGCCCCGGCCGACCGCCTCGACACGATCCGCGTGCCCCTGATCGGCGCGCCCTCGGCATCGAGTGACTTCGCCGGCGACTACACCGCCAACGCGGATTCCACCGTGTCGGTCGTGCCCGTGGTGCTCAACAAGCACAAGTACAAGACGGTCCACATGACCGCCCGCGAGAACATCGAGACCGCGCTCCCGCTGCTTGAGAACCTCGTCGGCACGGCCATCCGCCAGCTTGCCTACGACGTGCTCCAGGACATCTTCACCGAGATCACCGCCGCCAACTACGGTGCCCCGGTGGTCCCGGCCTTTGCCGCCACCGCCTGCGACTACGCGAAGATCATCGAGATCCGTGAGGGCTGCGCCGACGTGAAGATGCCGCCCGAGATGCGCTCGCTCATCCTCGATGACGCCTACTTCTCGAACCTGCTCGCCGACGACGTGGTGTCGAAGTCCTTCATCCTGCCGCTGGCCCAGCCCGGCGTGATCGAGGCCCGCATCAACCGCATCGCCGGGTTCGACATGTATGAGACCACGGTCCTGCCCGACAACGGCGAGAACCTGGTCGGCATGGCGGCCCACCCGAGCGGCCTTGCGGTGGCAATGCGCTACCTGACGCCGGTCGCGAAGTACGACGAGGCGGGAGCGGTGACCGATCCGCAGACCGGACTGACCTTCGGCTACCTGCGCCACACCGACACCCGCGCCAACAAGGTCTACATCACCGTCGAGTGCCTCTACGGCTTCAAGGTGGCCCGGGCCGACGGCATCCGCCGCATCGTCAGCGCCTGATCGCGCTTCACCCTGATCACAAGGGCCGCCCGTGGAAACCCGATCCACGGACGGCCCTTTTCATTCCATGAGCCTGCAATCCGAACTCGCCGCCGACTTCCGCTCCATGCTCGCCGAGAACGGCGTGAGCGTGGTCGTCGGATCGCAGACCGTGCGTGCCCTTGTTGCCGAGCCGCAGGTCGGTGCCCAGATCGACATCGGCGGCCTGGTGCCCGAGGCGCAGCTTTCGGTGCGCATGCTCAAGGCAGACCTCGCCGCATCTCCGGTCCTCGGCCAGCTCGTGAAGGTGGACGGCGAGGACTACCGCATCACCACCATCCGCCGCCGTCCGTCCTCGCCTTTCGTCACCCTCGACCTCGCCTCTCCCCATGAGTGATCCGATCCGATTCACCGCGAAGATGAAGGGCGGCAGCGACGTGGTGCGCCTCCTCAACCGTCACCCGGAGAAGATCGGGCGCACCCTCGAGTCACTGGTGAAGCAGGAGGCCCGGGGACTCGCCGTCGAGTTGGCCCGCAACACGCGCCCCCACGGGTTTTCCCAGAAGGCGCGGAAGCGGGGCGAGAAGGCGGTGGCCGCGGACATCGGCAGGGTGTTCGCCACGCCCGAGCAGGCCTATGAGACGGCCAAGGCGGCGGACATGACCCATGCGGATCGATTCTGGGCGCATGTCCAGAACCGTCGCTTCGCCCGTGCTCGCCAGGCCCTCGCCGAGTCGCCGTCGAAGTGGAATAGCCTGCCGGTCGGCCGCCTCGACCCGAAGTTCCACCAGGAGAGCCGCACCGGTCCCCATGCGAACGTGAAGCGGCGGGAGCCGGCCCAGATCGTCACCAGCCGCAAGGCACTCCAAACCTACATCGCCCGCATCCAGAAGCGGGTCGGCTTTGCCAAGGGCGTCTGGATCAAGGCAGCGAAGGACATCGGGGGACGGGTCCGGGGAGCGGCACAGTGGGCGAGCCGGCACAGGAAGGCCCCGGGCAGCGCCACGGTGAAGAGCGGCACCAAACCCTCCGTCACGCTGATCAGCCGCCTCGACTACATGGACGACGTGCTGACCGAAGCCGGCGTCAGGCTCGCTATGGAAGTGGCCGCTGGACGGCTCCGGAGGGCATTGGTAACGTCGCTGCGCAAGATCAACGGGCGGATACAGCGGCGTTTGAAGAAGGCCGCCTAAGCGCCGAAACCAGCATACATTCCAACGATCATGGCCAGTGTGACAGCAAGGGTGGAGGTGAGCGTCAGGCTTGAGATTCCGGACGATTTAGCGACAAAGATCACCAAATCAGACATCGTTGAGATGTTTGGCACGGCGGTTGGGCACAACGCCAGCGGCCTCGGGGTGCAGGTGGTCGCAGACGGGAAAGCCCAGTGGCACGGAACGGTTTTCGAGAAAACAGATCCGGTCATGGCCTCGGCCTTCGTTGATGGATGGATCGACGATGCGGAAATCGAGATCGAGGACGACGGATTCGACGCCCTTGAGAAAGAGCTGGAGGATACCTGAGCGGGTTGACGCGAGGGCCCCGGTCAGATGCCCAACCTGATCGAAGACGCCCTCGCCTCCAAGCTGGCCGCATGGCTCGCCGTCAACCGCCCGGAAGCCATCCCCACTACAGTTCCGATCCAGGTCGCCAACCGGGACGAACTGCGCACCCGTCCGTGCATCGTGCTGGCGACCTCGGAATCGAAACCGGTCACAGCCATGCGGCACACCGCCCGACTGAAGCTCGATGTCCATCTCTTCACCCAGGTCGATGACACCCCGGCCGCCGATCATGCCATCTGGGCGGCGGCGTTGGTGACGATGCTCGCAGGAGTCGTGGACCTGAAGGCGGACCTCGACTCGGAAACCTTCTGCCTGCACGACCTCATGCTGAGGGATTCCGCTACGGTGCCCGACGAGACACGAGGCCGCGAGACCGTCATCACCTACGAGGCGGTCGTTTCCGCCGTCTGATGTCCCGGTTGACATGCCGCCAGCGGTCAAATGGCCGCATCGCTCCTCGGCACCACCGGCAACTGGGGGATTCCCCAGGATGAATCCGGTATCCTCATCACCGACCTGTCGTTCGATTTCTCCAACCAGGAGAAGCCCGTTCTCGACAAGGGCGGCGAGGTCATCGGCCTCTCGCTCTACCAGGAGATGGTCGAGATCAAGCTCTCGGGGCTCGTCGCCAAGGATTCGCCCTTCGCCGGCAAGATTGGAGCGGCCCTGGCCCTGGCGAACAGCGTCCCGGCCCACCTCCAGTCCAGCGGAGGCACCACCATCCTGATGCAAGTCAGCCGCAGCCTCAACAACGAGGACTTCGAGAAAATCGACCTCACCGCCAAGCACTACCCGCTGCTGACACTCGGCGGCGGTGGCTCCTGATCCAACCCACCACCCGAGATCCCATCATGAACTCCGTATCCCATGTGTCTTCCACGGCCACCAGCAACACCTGTCTGGCCGCCGCCCTGACCTCCGTCGGCATCCCTCTTGCCGAGAAACCATTCGTCCGTGTCGTGGGCGACGGCATCCGTGGCGAACGTGTCGTCTGGTTCTTCGAGCCGCAGAGCCTGGACGGGAAGTTCCAGACCAAGGAACTCATCGCCGCCTGGAACGACGACGGCTGGCACCTCGCTAACCCGGAGCACCCGTTCGCCTACATCAAGTGCGCGCTCCTCAACCGCGAGCGGCTGGTGGATAAGGTGAAGCAGGACGTGCCGCTGGCCTGCGTGAAGCGCCGGGGCAAGATCGCGCTTCTTCCGCTCAACGCCTCGCCCCGCACCGAGGATCTGTATCTGAGGAACCTGTGAGCAACCTGTGAAGAACATGGACGATCCCGAACGCCAGAACCTGCTTTCCAGCGCTTTCCACGAAGTCGAAACGGTCATCGGCGGCCACACCATGCGCCCGCTTTCGCTGGCCAGCTACGACGTGCTTCTCCGCACCGGCAATCCCCTGGTCCGGGGCGAGATGCCCCAGGAGGGCACTCCCGAGTTCACTTCCGCGCTGATGGGATTCGTCTTCGTCCACTGCGCTCCGTGGCCCGAGGTGGTGCGGGCGTCTTTCGACGACCAACGCTTCCGCGAGGAAACGCTGATCTTCTGCGGTGACCTCACTCCTTCGGATTTCCACACCGCCTTCCAGCGTCTTGAGGAACAATCGAAGCAACTGGAGGCGGCGCAGGTGGAACCCGCATCGGAGCTCGGCGGAAAAAAGCCGTCCCCTGCGACGAACCCGGCTTCATAGCCGCCCAGGTCTTCGCCATCGCCGCCGAAACCGGCTGGCCCGAGGAACGGGTCCTGTTCATGCCGATGACGCGGCTCGCGCAGTACCAGCACTGCCTGTTCCGCCGCAACTCGGTCCGCACCCGTTGGAGTAACGCCATCACCGACGCGCCGAGCTTCCGCGACCAAATGGAGGCGCTGCGGCAGCAGTGGCGCGGAGCGGTTGACTCTGATCCTGAAGCGTGAGCGCGATCACCGTTACCCTCGGAGCCGACATTTCCGCGCTGAAGCGGGCGATGACGAGTGCCGGTGACTTGGTGGCGTCGTCCGCTCGCCGCATGAGCCGGATCACGGGTGCCGGACTCGCGGGCCTCGGCAAGGGCGGCGCGCTCGCATTGCAGAAGGGATTCGCCCTCTCCGGTCTCGCGATCAAGGCGGGCATCGGGGGAGCGCTCGCAGGTGGGGCCGCTGCCGTCGCGGGCGGGGTGAAGGCGATCAATGCCGCCGCCGATTTCGAGCAGACCAAGGTGGCGTTTACCACGCTCATCGGTGACGCGGCCAAGGCCGAGGAGACGCTGGCCCGGCTGCGGGAACTCGGTGCCCAAACGCCATTCGAGTTCCCCGAGCTGGCAGATGCCGGCCGGAAGCTGATCGCATTCGGTGAGTCGGCCGACTCCGTGCCCGAGACGCTTCGCCGCATTGGTGATATTTCCGCCGGCATCCAGGCCCCGGTCAACGAGATCGCGGAACTTTACGGCAAGGCGCGGGTCCAGGGACGACTCTTCGCCGAGGACATCAACCAGCTCACCGGACGGGGCATTCCGATCATCCAAGAACTCGCGAAGCAATTCGGCGTGTCGGACTCGGAGGTGAAGAAGCTCGTCTCGTCCGGCGAGGTCGGATTTCCGGCCATTGAACAGGCGTTCATCTCGCTCACCTCCGAGGGCGGCAAGTTCGCGGGCATGATGGAGGCCCAGAGCAAGACAACCTCGGGGCTGTTCTCCACGCTCAAGGACACGATCAACGAGGTGTTCCTCACGCTCGGTCAGCCGATCAACGATGCCATTCGACCCCTGGTGGCCGAGGCGATCACGCTCGCGCAGAAGCTGGCTCCACTGGCCAAGCGTGCCGGCGAGGCGGTCCGCGACGCGATCCAGTTCGTCATCGCCGCCTTCAAGACCGGCCAAGTCCTCGACCTCGTGGTGACCTCGCTCAAGCTGGGATTCACCACCGCCGTCAACAGCCTCATCGACGGATTCCGCGTGGCGGTCGGCTTTCTCTGGAACGCCATCACCGACGGCACGATGTGGGTCAACCTCGGCAAGCTCTACCTCGGAGTGGCCGTGAAGTTCTACAACCAGATCCTCCGGGGCTTCGAGTCGGTGCTCAACTTCCTCGCGGCGGGCATGGAGTGGGTCGGCGGCCTCCTGGTGAAGCAGCTCCTCAAGATTCCCGGCATGGACAAACTGCTGGGATTCGGTCCCGAGGACGTGAACACGAATTTCGGCAACCTCTACCGCAGTCGCCAGGACGGGAAACTCTTCGGTCTCGACCTCGACGGCATGGGACAGTTCGGCGACCGGCTCACCGCCGAGGGATCTTCCGGCCTCGGGGAACGTCTGGCGGCGGCAGCGGCGAAGGCAATCGAGGACACCGCCGCCAAGGGTGAGTTCATGGATACCAGCGCGATGCGGGAGAAGCTGACCGGCATCGTCCAGACGATCCGCGACGCCATGCCGAAGCCGGAAGACGCTCAGGAAGCGGCGAACAAGGTCGCCAAGGCATCCGCCACGGGAACGGCTCCGGGCCTGCGGGACCAGCAATCGAAGCTCGCCCCGATCGTGACATCCCTCGGCAAGGTGGGCGGCGGTGGCTACTCGTCCGGCGCTCTGGATGCCCAGCGGGAGAACAATCGGCTCACAGGAGAGACGAACCGGCTTCTCCAGGAATCCAACCGTCACCTGAAGAAGCTCGGGAACGGAGGCACGCTCACGGCCGCGTTCGGTTGACGCCACGTCCCGGCCAAGATGCCGAGACACGTTGCCATCCAGCCGGGCCGCCTCTACCCGCAGCCGGGGTATTCCGTCCAGATCGACAAGGAGGGCAAGTGGACCGCCACTCAGCTCTTCCTCTGCCACCGGAACTCGGCCGTGGCTCTCATGCCGCGACCGGGCACGCCACACCCCGAGATCCCGTTCATCACGATCTCGCAGGTCAGCGCCAGCATCACCGAGGGCGACCTCGCCGAGATCACCTGCAACTACGCCGGGGCCGAGGAGAAGGACGAGGAGGACGAGAAGGCCAACGCGGTCTACACGATGGGCCTGTCGCTCAGCGAGGAGCCGATTCTCACCCACCAACGCTACAAGAGTCTCGGAGGCAAGGAGCGCGAAGCCCTCCAGATGATCCTCGCGGGCAAGGAGAAGGACGACCAGGGCAACAAGCTCAAGGACAGGATCGAGAGCGAGCGAGGCAAGGAGGTCCTCGCCAAGATCGAGCGCGGCCAGACGAGCTACTACAGCCCGCGGGTCACCTGGCGGGAAAGCTGGGTCCGCGACAAGCCGGCCGCCGCCGCGGAGCTGAACGACATCGGCAACATCGCCGACCCGTCCGGCCCGGCACCCAGTCTCGCCGGTGGCCGGAACTGGCTGCTCAACGGGGTGACCCAGACGCAGGAGGGCAAGTCGTTCCGCCTGGAGATGGAATGGCTCGCCAGCGACCGGGGCGGCTGGGACCCGGAAATCTACAAGGATCCATGAACCGGCTCCCGCAGAAGAAGAAGCGTGGCGATCCGATCCTCGCGGAGGACTGGAACACGCTGCTTGATGCCATCGCGGCACGCACCCCGCGCCCGGGGACCGGCCTGGAACTCATCGCGTCGTCCGGCGGCTTCGCCTACTCGCAGCCGTCCAACCTGATCATCCCGCGCCAGTCGCTCCCACCGTTCGCGGTGATCGGGATCGAGAAGCCGGCCGAAGGCGAGGGCGACACCTACCAGGTCATCATCAAGGAGGGCTGGGTCATCGAACGGAAGCCGAAAACCGAGGACCATCCGGCGGTGAAGTTCCACATGCCGAAGTCCGGCAGCGGCGAGGATGGCGTCAAGCTCGACATGATCCCGCGCCCGAAGATCGAGATGAAGATCGGCGACACCCTCTGGTGCAAGTTCCAGACCGATATGATGGGCGAGATCACCGAGGAGCCCGAGGTCGTTGTCACCTCCGAGGACGAGGACGGCGTCCACTACGCGCCGGTCGATCCCGAGGGTTCCGGCATCGACGGCGAGTACTTCGTGAAGCTCCTCAAACTGGAGGACGACGAGGGCACGCCGAAGGTGAAGGTCTACCAGCAGAGCGACATCGAGCACTGGGCTCAGCTCTGGACCGGCGAGAACCTTGGAGCCGGTGCCGGGGTGTACAAGGAGCACCGGGAGGCGGAGAACATCTTCAAATTCCGCACCGTGCGCGGCGACTACGGCGTCAAGGAAACCGAGGCAGACGAGGAGGTTGAACTCGACTTCTGGGGCAAGAACGTCGGCGAGGGCAAGCCGGTGTGGGTCGAGCCGCTTGATGGTCAGGGTGATCCCGCGGAGGACCCGACCGACGGACCGGCGAAGTTCCGATCGCTCGCCGAGCGCCTGACCCAGCCACAGATCCGCGTGCAGTGCGAGCCCGAGAACCCCGGCGACCCACTGCCTGAGACAATCCGCATCGTCGGCAACGACATCGATGGGGCGATCGTTCTCGACGAGGACGGCTCGACGACGGACCTCGCCCGGTGGTCGGACGGCCTGGTTACCACTCCGGGCGAGACCACCCTCAAGGTGGAGGAGTTCAAGGTCTGCGTGAACGGGTATCCCGAAACCCGGAAATTTGTCGTTGTTCCCTGACCATGGCCCACCTCATCGCACCCATCACCGTCGAGGGCATCGAAATGTGCTGCGATCCGGTCACCCGGCGCACCACCGAGATCCTCATCGAGGCGGCCAACGCCATCGGCCCGAACGAGTGGGAGATCTACCGGGCCAACGCCTACGGGGATTCGGAGTCCAACCCGAGCGCCGAAAGCGAGCAACCGGTTGGCGGCACCGTCGTCTTCGGGGTGTGCTGCGGCACCCAGGTCGTCCTCGAAGTTTGGGGTGAGATCGAGATCCTCAACACCGGATTTGACTGGTTGGAGGTCCGGCTCAACGGCGCGCGGGAGTTCTACCACGAGAGCACCGAGGTCACCGATGCCG